TACGTAATCCAGTACACACATGCATATCATTTTCGATGGTTAATTTACCATCATCTGTTTCTTTGTAGACTTCTCTGAATTTATCATCAACATCCATTTCCTCTATGTTTGGTAGAGACTCTTGATGTTTGCGAATAATATCAGCTAGATCATTAACTATGTGTCGCATAACTGAAAAAGAATTCTTTAATTAAAGTTTGTGACTTTTCTTTGCCAAATCTATTTGCCAAATATCCTGAAATAGGATCAAGTCTTATCATATACTTGTCAAAATCAATGTACTCTGAAGTGTCGTTACCAGTTGGTTGATTTTCATCCAACATATTTTTATAAAATCTTAGATATTTCTCAAACAATGGTAAATGTTCATCCACTTCATCTGGTTTACAATATCTAACAACAATATTGTCAGAGAAATGATTACCTGGTTCAAAAAATCTATAGGTACCCTCAGATTTAGGTAGCTCTGGTGTATAAAATAGATATTTTTCTACAGGGTGTTGAAAATCAAACACAATAACAACTCTCTTGTCACTCATTCCCATGAGATCCATTCCAAAACAGGGTAAATTTGATCCTGTCTTAGGGTATATTATATTGTTATGAATACTACATGATTTATCATCCCAAATTTCAATTTGTCTAGACTTGATAATATGATCACCTGTATACAAATCAGCAGTCAGGTTTACATTCTTATCACCAGTCCATTCAGCATGTCTTTCAACAAATTCTATATCAGGAAAGACATTTGAAACAACGGTTTTATAATTTTTCCAAAGATTCATTACTTAGTCCCACGGGTCTGGTATTTCTTGATACTTTCTTCCCACTCCTTCATGCTGCTTTGGCAATCTGGTGGTTCTGGATCTTTGATTCCTTTCTTCCTCTTCCAGTCGTTGTGCATAGCTTGCATCAACCAACTCTGAGCAAGACTCTTCGGACCATTCTTCAGCAATTCTCTGTTGAGTTTGCCGTGGACTTTCATACCGAGGTACTCCTCTCTCCACGACTCGTCTCGTGGTTCTGGTTCTGTACCTTGGGTCATAATTGAAAACCAGCGAAAGTATCTTTCTTAACATCTTGTTTAATGCTCCCAATTAGATATGATTCAACCTCTGTCTCTTGTGGAGCTACCTGCATACCCTTAGAGGATAACCAGTGTGCTGTCCAAGGCAATGGGTTGTTACTGATAGGAGTGTCGAAGATTGCTTTAAGACCTATGGACTTCAGACGTTTGTTAGCAGTCCATTCAACATACCTCTGTAGTAATTTATCATTGAGACCAATGATAGATCCATCTTTGAACAGATACTCTGCCCATAGCTTCTCTTCTTCTACAGATTCACGGAACATGGTATAAACATTTTCCTCTTCTTCCTCAGCAATTTTCCTCATTTCTGGATCATCATCTTTCTTCCAGTTGTTAAGAATATTCTGGGTGACAGTCATGTGTTGCGATTCATCCCTCGCAATAAGACCAATGATTTTAGCTGATCCTTCAAGGAGTTTAAGTTCACCAAAAGCGAAGGAACAAGCGAAGGATACGTAGAATCTGATTCCTTCAAGTATGTAGACATTTGCAACTGCTCTGTAAAGTTTTCTTTTAAGGTCATTTAGTGTCCATTCAGCATTAATATGATCTCTCCATCCATCTTTCCAATGATTACTCGTATCATACTCATGTGCTGCATTAAGAAATTCATCGTATGCTTTAGTAACTGATTGTGCTCTCTGGAGGATCTTCTCGTCGTCTAGAATGTGGTCAAATACAACAGCGGGGTCTGGATATACATTTTTAATAATGTGGGTATAAGAGCGACTATGAATCATCTCCATGGTCTGCCAAATATTCATACACCCTTCTAGCTCAGGTAGAGAACAATAAGGCATGAAAGCCATGCCAGGACCACGACCTTGTACGGAGTCCAAGAGGATCTGATACTTGAGATTGCTAGTAAATATGTGTTTCTGTGCTGCATTTAACGTCTGATAATCTGCTCTGTCTTTTTGTAAAGATACTTCTTCTGGTCTCCAGAAAAACCCAAGTTGATTTTGTGTCAACTTATCAAAGATAGGATACCTAAATTTATCATATCGTTGGACTCCTAGTGGAGGACCAAAGAACATAGTTTGTTTGGTAGTATCAACAACGTCAGTGTTAAATACCGTCATACCTTCTACGCTAGTCATGGCATTCATGGGTTCGTTAGTTCTAAATTTTGCAGCTGTCACAGTCTTCCTCCTCTGATTCTAGTATATCTGTGAGTAAATCCTCTATACTTTGTTTCTTTTCATCTGTAAACTCAGGTTCTTCTCCTTTCTGATCGTATGTGTTCTGATAATAGGAAGTCTTCCATCCATACTTATATGTTTTAAGTAGGTCACCTGCCATTTCAGATACAGGTACTTCATTATTGTCATAGTTCTCTGGATTATAACTCCAGTTGCCTGAAATTGCTTGGTCAAAGAACTTTTGCATAGCAGCTACAACTTTAATGTAACCATCGTTGTCCTTCATATCCCACAACAGAGTGTAATTAGTTTTTAACGTACTATATTGTGGAACAATCTGCTTAAGGGGTCCTTTCTTTGACTTCTTAGTGGACAAGAAACCTCTAGGAGGTTCAATTCCATTGGTTGCGTTTGACACAACGGAACTGCTCTCCGAAGGCATCTGTGCGGACAGAGTGCTGTGCCTGAGTCCATGTTCTTTGATTGATACCCTAAGACTATCCCAATCATGTTTCAATTCACTCCCACAGAACTCATCGATGTCACGCTTGTAAGTGTCGATTGGGAGGATACCTTCTGCATACTTGGTGCGATTGAAATATTCGCACTGCCCTTTTTCTTTTGCGACTTCGTTACTGGACTTGAGTAGATAATACTGGAAACTTTCAGACAAGTCGTGGACAAGTTTCCATGCTGCTGGATCGTCATATTTGTATCCCTGTTTAGCTAGGTAGTGTGCTAGTCCGATGTAACCAATACCAAGAGAACGACGAGCAAGTGTGCTACGTTTCGCTGCTTCAACAGGGTAATTTTGATAGTCAATAAGTTCCTCTAGACCACGGACTGCTAAGTCACAGAGGTTTTCAAATTCATCTAACTTATTGATCTTACCAACATTAACAGCAGAGAGAATACACAATGCAATCTCACCTTCACCATCAATATGTTGTAATGGTGTTGTTGGTAAAGTAATCTCTTGACAGAGGTTACTCATGTTCACTTTATCTAGGAAAGAAGAATGCTCATTACAGTGGTCAATATTCATAATGTAAATACGACCTGTCTCTGCTCTCTCCTTTAGAAGGTCAAGAACTAGTTCTTGTGCCCCGATAGTCTTTCTCGGAATAGACTCATCTCGTTCGTAACCCACATACAAGTCGTCAAATGAATCAGTCCCAAAAGCATCATACAAACCTGGTACGACGTGCGGTGAGAATAAGCTAATCTCTCCATTTTGAATGAATCTCTCGTAGAAAAGTTTTGAAATTTGGATAGAGTAATCTAACTTTCGGACTCTGTTGTCTTCTGTTCCTTTGTTGTTTTTGAGGACGAGGATGTCTTCGATTTCTTGGTGCCAGATTGGGAAGTGGACAGTTGCTGATCCACCACGGATGCCATTTTGAGTGCAGCATCTGACAGTGCTTTCAAACTTCTTGAGGAAAGGGACAACCCCTGTATGCTGAACTTCACCGCCTCTGATCTTAGCGTTGATGCCCCTGATTCTACCTGCGTTGATGCCGATACCAGCCCTCTGTGCGACATAACGACCAATGGCCATATCACTAGTAAAAATACTATCCAAGGTGTCGTCAGCATCAACCAGAACGCAAGACGCAAACTGCCGAAGAGGGGTTCTGACCCCTGCCATGATGGGGGTTGGGATGTTGATTTTGTGTTTTGAGATTGCATTGTAATAACGTTGTACATACTCCAGACGATTGTCTGTGTAGTTTTGAAATAGAGTTACAGCAATCATCATGTACATATACTGAGGTGATTCATAAACCACACCAGTGCTACGATCCTGAACAAGATACTTATCAACTACTTGTCGAAGACCAGCATATGTAAATAGCTCATCACGTCCATGATCGATCCATGAATTAATTTTGCTCCACTCTTCTTCTGTGTATTTACCCAAAATATCTTGGTCATAAACACTCTTGTCAGTACAGTGTAACGCATGGTCATAAACACTAGGCAGACCATGAACCCATTCAGATCCAAAGACCTGTTTGTATACACCATACAAGAGAAGACGAGCAGCAACGAACTGATAGTTAGGATTTTCTAAGCTAATCAGATCACTCGCAGAACGAACAAGAATTTCTTGAATATCTTTTGTTGCGATTCCATCAAAGAATTGGAGACCAGAATTCATCTCCACCTGAGAGGCACTTACACCGCTCCCCAGACCTTCGCAAGCTTCCTCTACTACCTTATGAATCTTATCTAGGTTAAGAGTGGTCTCAGTTCCATCTCGCTTGAGAACCTTAATGTTTCCATGCCCGTTTGTCATACTTTTTTCCAGTCGTTAAATTTAAGGGTTGCGGTTAGTCCCTGATAGGTATTTGATTCTACCAGAGTTTGAACATCATGTCCAGCTAGATGCATGTCATTTATGTCCTTTTGTTGTATATTTTTTGGCCAGATTACTACTTGATCTCCTCGGTCAATTGACTTGGAGATTCTGGCGACGATTTCTCTGTTACGTGGCTCGTTATCATATACCCAAATATGATTGCTCCAACCAAACGTCCGAATATCAACATCAGACCCAGCCATCGCAACGGAATTCTTAATGAAGGTACTGTCAAACGGTCCTTCAACAATGTAAATCGGTTTTTCATAATTAATTTTATCCTGTCCAAAGATCTTGGGTTGGTCTTCGTCCAGCATGATCGTAATGTATCTTATTTTTGCCTTAGGGGCTAGCGATCTGCCTTGGTAACCAAAGAGTTTCCCGTCTTTATCTCTGAATGGTATAATAATACGAGGACTATCTTGCCTTAAGGTATCAAATGTCTGCTTCTGTTTGTTAGTCCACTCTTTAAATTTTGGACAATAGTAGAAGTAATCGAGGTCTTTAATACCACGTTGCTCAAGATAAACTCGTGCTGGATGTTCAGTATTTAGCTCTGAAATTTTCTGAAGATCCACTCCTTTTGAAACAAATTTCGGTACCGAAAAATTGAGTTTTGGAGAAGCTGTAGCAGTCCCCTTACCAGTCCTACCTTCTTTGAATTTCTCCATGATAAATTGATCATAGAGATGTGTATCTTGATCTTTTATAAAGTTAGCAAGAGACCTACCAACACCACAATTGTGACATTTGTAGGTGAAATTGTTTTTAATCTTAAACAAATACCCCCTCGCCTTGTTCTTTCTCTTCTGTGAGTCACCACAGTAAGGACACCTAAAATTAAAAAGGTCTGCCTTCTTCCTAGTGAAGAGAGTCAGACGAGGGGATATTAAATTGATGTACTTTACGTCAAGATAGCTCAATCGAAGGCATTTCTACTGCTGGTATAGTAGCAGGAATTGCATTGGGTGTCAAGTTTCTCAGAAGTGACTGTCCTGGTGCGGATACAAGGAAGGATATGATGGACAGAGCACCAAAGATAGTCCACATTTTCTTTTCCATGACCCTAAGACGGTCATCTACAAGGCGAATGTCCCTCTCACATCCTTTCTTGATCTCATCTGATCTCCTGTTAACCTCTCTATGTACTGACTCTATCTTTTCAAACAGTACAGCATCTATTCTATCTTGCTTGTCAAGTTTTTCATTATGCACAGCAAGAAGTTGACCCATCTTCACAGAGTTTTCCTGAAGAGAGTCAACTACTTTTTCTAATCTTTCTAAAATTGCTGAGTTAATATTATCAGACATTTCTCACGGCAAAATCAAGTGCAGACTGATAAGAAGCAGCATCTTTGTTCAGCATGTACTGGAACTGTTGCTTATGTGGATCATCTAACTGTGCATAACATGCAGCAATTCTCTTAGCAGAGAAGTTATCTAAATTTTGTACAGACCCATCACCAAATTGAACCTTGGCAAATGATCCTTCACCCTGTGGATTCAATTCTGATGTAGCTACATCCAATGCAACTTGGATTACATCTTGTCCTTCATTCATAATATCAGTAGTCACTTCAGTTTCCTCTTTTTTAAGTTTCTTAGTTTGTTGGGATGCTTTCTTTTTAAAGTCAGAAAGACGTGCCTTCATGAGCGTATCCATTTCTTTGGTTTTACGCATCATTTTTTCTTTAGCTTCTCCACGTTTTTTCTGGAGATCCTTTTGACGACCCAGTTTCTTACCCTGAGTAATCTGTTTTTGAGCTCTCTCGGTATCTGTAGACAGAGCTTCGGTTACGTTTGTGTCTTCTTTCATTTTTCTTTTTTGGATACGGTCGAAGAGAGAGCGAGCACCTTTGGTACGCCCATCAACTGTTTCATTATTTTTCTTGTACTTACGATGTTGTCTAGGATTGACCATGACAAAAGCGGGTGGTAACTGTAAACCAGAACCATCGCCTGCTGAGTTAATCTCTTCTTTTAGATTAGGTTCAGTTCTTTTAGACATTCCTTATCAACATCCTCGTTAAGTTTGGGTGGTAATCTATTTAGAAACAACATGAACGCCTTGATTACAGACCAATATGTTGCTTCTACTCTATAAAATAGCAGCGGTGTTGCTGCATCATCAAAAACATTATATAAAACTATAATATGATTTAGAATCAAGTGAGTTTTCAACTCTCCCGTTGTCTCATACCTTTTCAATAATCTTTTGATGTACTTGAATCTCTTCAAGTCTTCTTCAAAATCTTGATAGGTGACGGACAACGGGTTGTTATAATGTTTAATTGCAAAGAATAACCAATTTTCATGGTCAAGTTCACGAATATTCATTCATTAGCTACCGAATGTTAGAGTTGCTACTCCATTGGAGATAACCTCTTCAGTACCATTAGCAGATGTAATCTTCACTCTATACTTGTAACCATCTAAGGTAGCACCAGCAAGTCCAGTGTAACCAAGTGTGGCTGTAGTGAAGTTAGCATATGTGATACCTGTATCTGTGTTAGCAGCAAGGTTAACCCAACGCTTACCAGTTGCAGTTTGACGTTGCCAAACATATGCAAGTGTTCCAGGTGTTCCTGTAGTAGAAGTGCTAAGGGTGAATGATCCAGCACCATCAGCAGCGGCTCCAGCACCAGAAACGCTTGCGGCGGGTTGTGCAGTAATAGTTACTGCAGATGCTACATCAGCAACCTTAGTATCATCAGTGAAGTCACCAGATGTACCAGCAGCAATATAAACATAAGCTAAATGCACTGCCTTATGGCGAGTAGCACCAGAA